TGGTTTGTATTTCTCCCCATACCCCCATTTTGTTCTTGGGTGTCTGTAGTACCTGTGGGTGCGTTATTATTTCCTGGCGTATTTGAATATCCGTTTGCCATTATGTTTTAGTTACTTTAAAATAATAATCATCATCATAAACTTGTATTCCATCATCATTTTCATGTTTAAATAAAAGTTTATAGTATCTGTCTTCTTGAAGGCCATTCATATATAATTTAAAATGCATTCCTTCTGAATCAGCACTGAGTTTAGATTCTTCACCAAATGGTATTAATGTTTCTTCAGTAGCATAATCAACTAAAGAATAAAATGATCTACTAGTAAAATAATTAACATCTAAAAAATTAGAGGTAGTAGTAAATTTTCTTGTAGGATATAATTCTCTTACATTAAGTCTAAATTTATATTCCTCAGATGTTCTAAAAATTTCTTTATTATTTCTTAAAGTAATATAACATTCTCCTGTTGATTTAATTCTTGTATTAGCACTTGAAGTATTGATGGCTAATCCTTCAGGTCCGAAAGGTGCATATTCTGAGTCATCCCAAGATATATCTAAATATGGTGGAAAGATTGTATGAGTATCCATAGAGAAAAAATTTAATTCTCCATCATCTATAGCTGTGTGTTCTTGTGAATTGGCTCTTTTAATTAAAAACCCATTATTTTCTATTCCATTAGGGTAAGTACTAGAATATAAACTATTACTTACATGCTTAGAAATAGGTGAAGTTAGATTAAATGATAAATCTAAATTATCATTGTAACTATAACTTTTAGTTACTTCAAAACCTGATCCTGTGTACCATGTTCCTCCTCCTGGAGAAGCTGATATCCAGCTAGCTGTGACACCTGTGGCTAAACTAGATGTTGCCCATTTGGTCCCTAAATCGTCATCTGAAAAAGCCTCAGGGCTTCCATCTCTATATAACCATGAACATCCATCAGATATAGTTGGTATATTATTAAATCTACCAGTTCCATTATTCCAACTACTAGATATAGGAAATACTTCTAAATTTTGGTCTATACTTAATTCTTTATGTTCAGTTTGGAATAAATTTAAACTAGCAGAATAGGTTGTTGTAGTAACTTTATTAGATATAACATTATTAATTTCAGATTGTTTAAATTGAATTAAAATTCTACTAGGATAATAATTTAAATCTGTAGATGAAGGTTCATCCCTTAGGGTTAGAATTTCATCTATACCTGTATTTAGTATCTCCCTAGATGTATGAGAGTAAATAGTAGTGTCTTTTTCTGGAAATATAAAATAATGTGCCATAGTGTTAAGTAGTTACTCTACCAATTATATCTGTGTTTGGGTTTTTTATTTCAAAAATACTTGGATCTAATGAGGGGTATACGGTATTATTTCGGGTAGCCGAATCAAAATCATATTTAAATTTAGAATATCCTAAATTTTCTCCATGTAAATTAGTAAATGTTATATTATTTACTGATTGGATTCCATTTATACTATATAATAAACCCACTACGTCTCCTTTATTTATAGGTTGGTTTATTTGCCAGTTATCAACATTAAAAAATTGTTTTAATCTTTCAACTGCCCCTAAAAGAGTCGTATCATTTGAATATCCTTTATTAATAGTTATATCAAATTCTATTTTAAAGTTAATTACTGATGCATCTTTAATATTAATAGAATCTGTTAGCATTCTATATTGTTCTAAATAAGTTGCTAAATTAAGTTTAGCTGCGTGGGGTAATTTTGATAATTTTCTATTATAATTATATCCTAAAACATATAAATTTAATGCGTTTGGGTTAGCTATTCTTTTATTAGTATCAAGAGATATTTGAGTATCTTGTGCTATATATGATTTTGCTACTTTACCAAATTGTGGAGGCATAGCTAATGATCTAAAAATATAATCTTCTTTAGTTACAGTTCTTTTTTGAGCTGCAAAATTTGCCATAGAGTTTAATTTTATATCTTGGGCTGAATCTCCAGGGCCTCCACCTATAGCGGGTTTTGGGTTATTGCAGGCTATTGAATTTATAGCAGTATTAAGTACTGTGCTATCTACTCCTCCTTGAGTAGGAATTATATTTAAAGATCCTATTCTATTTATTATATTAGCATTAGCATTAGTATTTGATCCTCCTCCAACTAAATATTTTATAGTTAAAGTTGTATTAGAAGGAACTTCTCCATAAGCTTTAGTATATAAAAAATTTGAGGGATCATATGCTTTATCTAATAACGATCTACCATCATTGATCCCTAACCCTATATTATCTGGATTTGGAATTATTGTTGTATCATCACCATTAGTAGCTCCAGCGCCAAATTGTATTTCTAATTTTTTATTAGATTTAAATCTTGTAACAAATCTTTTAGATACTTTTTTAGTTCTAAGTAAAAATGGAACTTGATTATTATATTGTCTTAATTCAGGATCATTAGCTTCTATATTTGGAACTTCCTCAAATACAGTTTCTTGAGCTAAATAAGGAACTTCTGTATATTTATTTCCATCAGAATCTGTAATTGATTGGATGGATATTATTTTAGTATCATCTAAAGATAAAGTTTTAAATCTTTCAGCTCCTCCTATATCAAAAGTAGTTGTTTTTATATCAGCACTAAGTGCTTTAGCCGATTTCTTTAAAAGAAAGTAATTTGGTTGTGTACCACCTGGTACAATAGAATAAACGGTTTGTTCAGTAGTATCGAATGAAGAGCTAAAAGCAAAATTTACATCATTTTGAATAAGATATTCAACTCCGCTGTTGTTATTGGGTTTAAATGTAGAATTTTTTTTAATTCTTAAAGCATAATTATAATCTGGAAGACCATTAGCGTTAGCTGGGATTTGTTGGAAGATTTCTAAATCCACAGCTGCTGGATTTGTAATTACAGGTGTATAACCTAAAGTATATGCTAAGGAGTATAAATTTTCTCTTTCTTGGGCATATTGTAAAAATGTTTCCTGCACCTGGGCATCAGTATAAAATGATAATACATCACCTATATATGATGCCATTTCTATAAACATAGTACCCGGACTTCCTTCAGAAAAATCATTAACTGTATCAGGGTAATATACCTGTGCTAGGTTAATAAGAGCATCCTTAAAGTCAGAAAAATCCTTATTAAGATAATTTATTGTTTTATTGCCTGTTGTATTATTTGAATATGACATTATTAATTATTAAAATTTTCATTAGTAAAACTTAAAGTCACTGAATCTTCTTCATCATTATTTATTAATGAATAATTAACAGTAACAAATAATTTGTGTCCTTGTAGGCCTCCATCTTTTAAAAATATATTTTTAATTTCTATTTCGGGGACATATCGTTCAACTTGGGGGTTTACATAATTTCTAAGACCATCTCCTGCTATTTCTGTTTGTTGTTCAAATAGTCTATTTTTTAAGCCTGCCCCAAATAAAGGTTGATTTAATCTTTCTCCTGGAGAAGTAATTAATACATTTATTAATTTAGATCTAGCATGTTCTTTAGTAGTATAATCTAAAGTAAACACCCTTTTTCTATTAAATGGTAAACGAACTCCTACTGCTGCCTTTTCAGCAACATCAATTGGATCTATTTTTATAGGTTTACGAAATTTTATTGCCATTAGGGTCTAAAGTTTTTCTTTCCATCAATTGCTTTCATTAACTGGCTATAATCTTTGTTTATAAATTGATTTACAGGATCGTGGGGGTTATGTGGAGGTTGTTGAATTTCATGGGATGATTGTGCTGTTTCGTTTAATAAACTATTTAATGTACTATCTTGTGAAAATGCTTGTGGAGTAAATTGCTCTCTAAGTTTTTGTCTAAATTCTTCAGGAGCAGGTTCATTTTTAACTTCAGTTATATTTTGGTTATTAGTTGTTAAATTTTCTTTTAATAACGCAATTTCACGTCTTAGTGCGTAATCTATTTCTTCCCGCACAACTTTTCTAATTATTTTTTCAAATGCACTTAATTTCATATTATGTAGTGTTTTTAATAAATATCGAGTATTTTTGTTTTATTAGTTAAATCTTTTAAAAATAAAGGGTGATGGTGGTATTACTGCAGTGTCATCTGATGGGTCTGGGGAATCCATATTACCACCTCCTATTCTATTATTTAAATTACTTATTATATTACTAAGATTATCTTCATTATTTATATAATCTTCTAAATTTCCTCCTCCTATAATGTCACTATCATTATTTTCATTAGTTAATTCTACTATATCTAAAGATAAAATAAATTGGGTATAAATTGCTACTATTTGAGCTTTTATTTCCTTTAATTTTTGAATTTGTTGTTCTAGACCTGAAATTCCTTGATTTAAAGGTTTCATAATTTTATTTATTTCAGTGTCAAAATAAGATAATGATGTTGGAAAACTGGTTATACTACCTTGTGCACTTTTTAATGCATCCTTAAGGTCTTTTTTCTTTTCTCCTAATTTATTTATTATTAATCCATTAGCAGCTAAACTAGTTGAAGCAGCTAAACTTCCATCAATCGCTGGTAGGATTCCTCTTAAAGTATTAAGTATAGGTTTTATAATTACTATAAAATCATCAAATATATTTAAAGTATATATAACTCTATCTAATTTTCCCTTTATACCAACAAGTTCTAATTTTGTAATTTCTAATTTTATTATGGCTTTATCTATAATGGATATAGTTTTATTATATACTATTTCTGCTCTTAAAAGACCTCCTTGAATATCCTTATTAGTTTGAAGGGATTTTAATTGGCTTTCTAAATTAGATGGGTTTGGGATATAGTTATTAACTTCCTCTTTTGCTCTTTTTTTAGCCGCTATTAATATTTTATCTTTACTATCTGATAAAAGTCTAGAGCTTCTATTAAGGGTCATATTTAAAAATTTATTCATCATGATATGAATACTTTATCACTTTCTATTTCATTTAATCTAGATTCTACCTTCTGTAGATCTTGTATTATAGTTTGTGCCAAGGTTTTATTTATAGCAGGATTGGGGCCTTGTAAGCCCGATGTTTGTGGGTAGTTTATTGTAAAAAACATTCTAAGTGACCCAATTAAGTCTGATAGTAATTGTTTTAATGAGTCACTTTTTACCGCGGGTATATTTGGATCTTGACCCTCTATTACAGGACCTATATATATTTTGGGGGTATTAATAAATGTATCGCCCCCAGTATTTATGTGAAATTCTCCCTCAGTTTTAAATAAAAAAAGATGGGAACTTGAAAATACAATATCATCTCTTCCATTAAATACTAATCGATCACTATCAATTAATATTTGTTTACCTACATATAAATCTTCTTGTGTAAATTCTGTTGCCATTTTATATTATTATATTGCTTGAGCTAACCATTCAGCATTTTCTTTTAATGGTGTAGGATAATTAAATGATTGGGGCATTTCTTTTTCTAATTCTTTATTCCAACCTCTTGCTAATTGTCCATCTATTGTGTTATTTGGGTATCCTTTTAATCTCATAAATGTAGGTACATCAAATAAAGGACAAATTTTAGTAGAACATTGGTTATGACCTACTACTTTAATATTTGGGTATAGAAGTACATATTTTTTTATTAGTTGATATAAAGAAAACGCTTGTGGTCTTGTAATTAAGTTTTTATTTAGGGTTTCTGGATCTCCATTTCCCCATCCTGTTAGGTTTTTGTTTCCAAATCCAAATAGTCTTCTATAGGCTTCTTCTACAGAAACACCCAAACTTTCACTTACACCCGGTTTACCATGATAACTTTTGTTTGTTATTTTTCCTGCCTTGTTATATTTTTTAGGAATTGGATTTCCTGTCATATCTCTATACTGCCATGTTGCATTAAATCCTCCTATCCAATTTAAATGTATACCATGCTTATTATATTCACTACTGGGTAAGGCCCCGTTTGTAACTTTATCATCTGGGTATACTCTAGTAGCAATTCCATTTCCCATTACTATCCAATGGTAGCCCCCATCTCTCCAATTCCTACCCTGAAAAAAACCATGCATGGTAGAGGCAGGTGTCTTTTTTGGGATACCATAGGGATCGCTACCTTCCATATTCCACCCCGCAGTACAGTGAATAACTAACCATTTTATATTTTTATCAGTGGCTTTTTGCATAGTTAAATTTTCATCAGGGGGAGCTAAAGGGAATATATTGCCATCTTTATTAGTAAATACGGCTTTTGCATAATCTCCACTCTCCCATGCTTTCTGCGCCTTCTTATTAATAGCTTTAGCGTTTGCTTTTCTATATGCGGCTGATTTTTCATTCTCAGGTATAGCAGCCAAAACATCTTGTATATTATAATTTGCAGTGTTTGCTGGATAATTTATACTTAATATTTGATCATCTGTTACAACTACTCCATCATTTGTAGTATCACCAGGTTCATCAGTACCTATGCCTTCTAGAATTGGATCTGGTAAGGTTCCTGATAATTCATCCCACTCCTCAGGGTCTTCTGTTAAGAAACCTTCTTCAACAGCTTCATCTAAGGCTGCAAATACGGGATCATCAAAGGGGTCTTCTTCTACTACTTCCTCATTAGTAATAACCTCTTCTACAACTGATGAGGAAGATACTGGAGAACCTACATCCCAACTAATTGTTTGACTTTCAATATTTAATTCATCACCTTCGGTAGAATATTCAGGTGTTACTGGGGGTGGTTGATCTCCTATTATTTCTAATGGGGATTGTATAGGGGTGTATGTAGATTTTAAAGAGGCTACTCTTAAAGAAGCTACGTCTATTGGGATACTTTGGTTTTCAAGTAAATATACGGAAGCTGCATCTTCTGTAATATTTTCTTGACTACCATTACCTAAACTTAAAACCATAGCGCTATCACCTATATTGGGATTTCCATCAGTAGGATCATCAGTAACATTTCTACTTACAGAATTTGCACCATCAGGACCTGTAGTCATTATATTAATTCTTTGGCCATTTTTTCCCTGAATAATTGAGCCTCCTTCAGTAGGGGTAAGATTATTTTGATTTTGTTTTTCCTTAAAATAGGCTCCTAATTTTGCTTTGTTTTCTTTAGAATCATCTAATCTAAATATATAATCTCCATTAGGTGCTTGAACTAATTTATATTTAGGAGCATTCACAGAATCCCTCCCAGCTGAGTATCCTAAATTGTATAAATAATTGTCTAATTGTTTTCGAGCTACCCTTCGACTTTGGGATTGGAATTCTTCCTGAAATGAAAATATGGGAGAAGTTTCTCTTGTTTTGTTTTTTTTCTTTTTGGTTTTTTTATTTAAAGGTAAAGCATTACTTCCTGCATTATTATGTATGTTTACAGCAGGAGTATAATAGTTTGATGTAAAACTAGTATTGCCCCCTAATTCTGGGTAATATTCGTCACTTACAGAGGATATAACGTTAACTAATTCTCCTATTACGGGAACTGTATAATTATTTAAATTTAGTGGTTTAGCTCTAGGAAGGCTAGTTGGGTCTATAGGATTTTCTCCTGTTACTTCATCAGCAAAAAATATAATTCCTATACTATCAGGTCCAGTGTAAGCTGGATGGTCTCTTCCCAATATAATATCCGCTACTCTTTTAGTAGTTTTTTGTGTTTTTGGGAGACCTGATATGCCAATAGGTCCTCCTTGATTATTATTTTTCCTTAGGGTCATTGGCTACTTCTTCTGCTATTGCTTGGAGTTGTTTAAATTCTTCATCCGTTAATAATGAGTCCCCACCATTATTAGATGCACTATTACTTAAACGTTGAATAACGGCCATCATTTTAATTAGATGTTCGTCATTTTTTACTGATACTTCTAAATATTCTTTAATAAGAGGGACCACAACAGGGGCATCTCCTATATTCTGAATTAAAGGTTTTAATTCAGCAATTAAAGCATTTATTTGCTTATCTTTTTTCTTGCTGTTAGTATATATTTCTTTAAATACATCGGAGGATGATTTTCCATCAAATAATATTTGATCAAGTGGGTTACTCATACCAATAAATATATTACCCCTCAAGGTATCTAGAATAAGAGGAATTAAATATATCTCTCATTTTTTTGACTACCTTAGTTATAATAGGGGTTTCTAATTTTGTTAATTCCCTAATGTATATATAAATAGCTTTTTTATTAAAAATTTCTAAATGTTCTCTATTTCTAAAAATAGTTAATATAGCATCTGCTACCCTAGCTTCGTCTGGTTTTTTAAAATATCTATGTAAGTTATTATCTACATGGGTAACATACATATCTAAAAATTCTACTTTTACAGCGAGTGATTCATTATGTTCAAAACCATTTAAAATAGTATCATCGTGATCAGCATCTAATGGATCTACTTTTTTCTTTTTCTTTGCATAATTTTTATTATTATAGAGAATAAGATAATTTTTCCCCACTATACTAAAATATGAAAAAGCCTTACCTCTCCCTACTTTAAAATAGTGAAGTTTCTCTAATAAAAAGCAAATAACCTCGTGTTTTAAATCTTCAAGGTCATCAACTTCTGTGTAATAAAATTTAAATGTATGTATAAGATTTTCTGCTAGTTTATAAAATGAATAATGTATTCTTCTATTATAAATCTTATTTCTCTCATCTTGATCTTCACTAGCTAAATATTCTATTATTGCTAGCTCAGTATCCTCAGTAAAATATAATCTTTTACTTTTTCTTCCTCTTTTTTTTGCCATAATTAGCGAAGGCGAAATTCATTTAGCGCCTCTTGTATTTCCTTAATTTTTTCAAAAAACCAACCAACTTCATCATCAGCTATAAATGATCCTTTATCATCTATTGTTTTTAATCTTTTATCACAATAATCAATAGCTTCACTTTGTTTTGCTATAAAATCTTCAAGAATTTCATTTTTTTTCATAAGATTCCATATTATAAATAAACTTACTATTAGTAAGGAGGATATTATTGCTATTGTAATAATCATTTAGCTGGGGTGTCGTCAGTAAAAAATGAATCAATTATTGATTTAGTATTTTTACTAAAATTAGGGTTATTTTCTTCTTTTATTGCTTTAGCTTTCCTTAGGCTTTTATCGGCTTTAGAGGCATTTGCAGGTTTAGTTGACGGTATAACCGAATTTCCAGAACTCCAAGTTTGATATTCAATTTCTTGAGCTGTTTGGATTGCTTGATGGATTAATAGTGGAAGGTGAGTGCGAAATTTAGTTTCTTTTTGTCCACTATAGAAATAAAATTTATTACTTTCATCAAATAAACCTTCTTGGTTGCGGATAGCTAAATATTCATTGTGTGAAAGTTTAATACCTGCGTCTTGTAATAGGAAAATTGTACGATCATAAATTTTCATTGCTGGTACTTCCGCATTAAATTTATAAACCATTCCTAAATTCTTTACATGCCAGTCAGAGTCATTTTTTTGGAAATATTCATTATTCCAATCTCCTAATTTTCCTAATTGAGAAAATAATGAAACAAAATTAAGTTCTTCACCCGTGTAAGTTTCATTAGCATTATGAAATGCATATAACTTATGTAGTTGATTTGCTATTTTATTTACACGTAAAACATGATCTAAATAACCCCCTGGAAAAGCATTATTAAACCAATCCTTAGTAGATGCAGGAGCAAACATCATTCGCTCTTTTAGATTCTCGGTAAGAGTCTTTAATTTTTCTAAACGCTCGTCTTCAAAGTTAGCTTCTAAAACTCCATTAAATGCTTCAAAATTAACCTTTATTTGCTCTGCTCCAATCATCTTAAGTGACCTATTCTTGGATTATCCGACCCAGGCTCTATATTAATAATATTTTGTAAGTTTTCATAAAGTTCCTTTAAATCATTTTCCATGAAGTAAATAGCATCTGCGTTTTTTCCGCGCTTTATCATAAGGTGAACACGAGCTAATCCTTGATCTAAACGCTCTAAAGCAATGTTCATTTGTTGTTTGTATCTTGCTGCCAT